GACACCCTAGCAACAGTAACAGCACGTGGAAGTACATCTGCAAATGACATAACAATTTCAAAAGCAGGAGCACCAGTATTAACTGTGGAAACAAGTGCTACAAGCGGACAGGATGCGTTAATTAAAATAGGTGGTGCAAGAACTTCAAGTAGTACAAGTGATATTGCAATGATTGCATTTAGAAATGAAACTACGTCAGCATATACATTAGCACAAATTAGTGCAATGGACCCAAGTGGAGCCCATGCTAACGGAAACGGTAGACTTGTATTCCGTACAAGTAATGGAGGAACACTAAGTGACACCTTGATTATCCCAAATACCGGAAAGCTAACATATTCTGGAGACAATGTTGCTACAGAAACTTGGGTAGGTAGCCAAGGTTATATAACATCATTATCTGGATATGCAACAGAAACGTATGTTAATACACAAGTTGCTAACCTAGTAGACAGCGCACCAAGTACACTAGATACACTAAACGAACTAGCGGCAGCATTGGGCGACGATCCAAATTTTGCTACGACTATCTCAACTGACATTGGAAACAGAGTACGCAAAGACGGAGTAGACAATGGATCAATTGACATTGTTGTAAATGATGCAGACTTTATTGTACGTGATACAACAGATTCTATTACAAACTTTATTTGGAGAGACCATTCATTAAATGAATTAAAACTCGGTACAGCAAATGCAGTACCAACTTTACGTGCTGCGATGAATGCAAACTCAAATAACATCAATAATATTGCAACAGCAGGTATGACAAATGGTTATGCAAGTGCAAAATTTGCAGTGGCTAGCACAAGTGTACATGCAAGTTATGACTTGTATAACAATGGTACAACATACTTTAACGGTCAAACAAATGTTGACGACTGGCTGTACATCACAAACGGTAACCTTGATATTGGTTCAGGTGCGATCCGTGCAGGTAACAACGGTCGTGAAGGCGTATACTTTGAAAATGATAAACATGGTATTACTTTTAATGACGGACAAGGTAACTTTAACATCCGTGTTGGTAATAATGGATTGGCTAACGAGGCTTGCACTGAAGCAGGTTATATTTTCCAAGATGAATGGAGCCAAAGCGGTGGTTGGAGAGAGTTTAACGTTTCAACAGCAAGTTTAGCAGTGGGAGATTTACCAACTTGGAAGACAGCTATTAAGTATTACAACACAGGCAATGTTGAAATTGGTGGAACATTGACAGCAAGTGGAGATGTTTGTGCTTATGGTACAATTTCTGATAGACGACAAAAAGAAAATGTGCTACTAATAGATAATGCATTAGACAAAGTTAATGCACTTAGTGGTTATACATTTAACTATATTGGAGATCCAAAAGAAGAACGTATGACTGGTGTTATGGCACAAGAAGTACAAGAGGTATTGCCTGAAGCCGTTTTTGAAACAAATCACAGTGTAAATGAACAAGGCGAAACAGAATCAATTTTAGCTGTTAGACACGGCAACATGGTAGGCTTATTGATTGAAGCAATCAAAGAACAGTCACAACAAATTGCTGAACTAAAACAAGAGATAGAACAGCTGAAAAATAAAGTATAAAGTTATCTTTTGTTAAAAAACAGATAAATACCATCGTAAGCTGAACAGCTACAAATTAACGTTAATTTATAGGAGTCTATAAGAAATGGCATTACCAGCAACAGGTGCATATATCACAATGGGTACAGTGCGTAACTATTTTGGTCTATCAGGAACAATTTGTCTATCGACACTAGGTGCATATATCTCGCCACAAGTAACAACAAACATTAAACTATCAGCTACTTTTGGTGGTTGGCAGAACCCTAACTCAACAGGCGCAAGCGCATAATAAATCTTAAAGCATTGTTAGTAATAAATACTAGCAATGCTTTTAAGCATATAAATCATAAAAACTTAATGTAAACTCAAACACAGGAGAAAACTATGAGTATCAGAACAAGATTTGAAATTGAAACATTTCTATTGGGTGCTCACCCAACTAAAGCAAGACAAGCACAACAGCTTGTAACAGAAATTGAGCAAGCAAAAGCACAAAATCATCCAGATTTACCAGTACTAGAAGCAGTAATGGCTGACTTTTCAGCAGCTAATGATGTAGAAGCATTACTGGCAGGTATTGAAGAAAGCGAAGAAGAATATTGGGTACAGCGTCTAGCACGTTTGGCAGCAATTGATATTCTTACAATTGGTAAAGTGCAACCAGAACACATGAACTATATGGCATCATTAAATGATGAAGCTTTCGCAACATGTGTTAAAAACGCTTCAACACTAGCAAAAACACTAAACGACCAAGTACGTTTGGTTGAAGCAGAATTGTCAACCGCACTTGCGGATGACTAATGGTCAGCTTACCAAAATATTACGGAACAACAGATAAAAATGCAAAAGTTGCTATTTGCGTTCCTGTGCGTGACTACGTAACGGCAGCATTTTCGTACAGTCTCGCTATGCTTATGAAAAAGTGTAGCGAGGCTGGACTTCAAACCAGTTTACACATGGTTATGGGGAGCGAAATTGCCAGTCAACGCCAACAGCTAGCAACAACAGCATTGGAAACTGATTGTACACACATATTTTGGTTAGATAGTGATATAAAGTTTCCTGCTGATACATTACAAAAACTATTATCAAGCAAACAAGATATTATAGCATGTAATTACAGCACACGAGTCGCACCACATCTTCCAGTAGCATTTACAAGTGATACTGATATGGATATGCGATTAACAGAAATAAAAGGCATACACCAAGTTTGTGCAGTTGGATTGGGTTGTATGTTAATTAAAAGAACAGTATTTGAAACACTTAGCTTGCCTTACTTTGGTGTTAGTTGGAATGATGATTATACTAGTTTGGTAGGAGAGGATATTTTCTTTTGCCAAAAAGCACGTGAATATGGATACACTATAAATATTGATAGTGATGCAAGTCAACATATTTCACATATTGGAACGGCTGCATATAAATTGGAAGGTATTTTAAATGATTAACTTAGTACAAAGTGATTTCCTATCATTTAAAGGGCAGAATGTTGTGACTCCTTGGGATAGACTTAAAAAGCATATTTTTAATGCATACCCAGTACACACTACAGAAAAAGTACAAGATGAAGACGAATTACTTCAAATTGGACTAAAGTACCAAGCTGAAGCAGACATGGTATGGGTTGTAGAAGAAGGTGTTAAAATTAGTGAAGACTTCCCTTGGCACTATAGACCAGGAGACACTTTAAGTAAACTCTTAATACATGAGTTTCCTAGAGTTACTAGCAGATCAAAACGTCCTTTATTATGGGGTGATGTAAGATTAGTACCAACAGGCGGAGTTGCCCACGGTACAACAAGAAATAAAATTATTTGTAGCCAACATGAAGCTGATTTTGATATTGTTATGTTAAGCTATCATGAAGCAGAAGCTGACTCAAAGTATCAAAAGCTACTACAACGTTTTCCAGATGCAAAGCATGTTAAAAACGTTAAAGGTATTGGAGCAGCACACAAAGAAGCAGCACGTATTGCAGAATCTGAAATGGTATGGGTAGTAGATGCTGATGCAGACATTTTACCTACATTTAACTTTTCATATGTTCCACCAATGGCAAATCGTAAAAACACAACATACAGTTGGTTTGCACGTAACCCAGTAAACGGTTTGGAATATGGATACGGCGGTTTAAAATTATTCCCAAGACAACAGCTTCTTGACATGGGACACGAATTACCAGACTTTACAACTGGAGTAGCATTTTATCAGCCAGTGGCTGATGTAGCAAGTATCACTAGCTTCAATAAAGACCCATTTCGTACATGGCGTAGTGCTTTCCGTGAATGTGTAAAACTTTCAAGCGGTATTAATCCAAATAATCCAAGTGCTGAAACACTGGAAAGATTGGAAACTTGGTGTACAGTAGACAACGGTGCTCGTTTTGGACGCTATTGTGTTAAAGGTGCTTTGGAAGGTAAAGCATATGGTGAAGCAAACAAAGACGATGTAGAAGCATTAAACAAAATTAATGACTTTGAATGGTTACGTAAGTTGTTTGTGGAAAACATGAAAAAACAAATTAGAACAGATGATTAAAAAAAGCCCCACTAGGGCTTTTTTGTTATAGTGTGTTAATCCAATTTGGACCACTAGGATCACAATTACTATAAATTGTTTTTATCTTTTTAATAATCTCTTTGTTATACAATTGTGCTTTTGAACCAGGATGTAATGGTCTTGGCCAGTTACCAATTTTAACCCAACAATATCCATCACTCTCATTGTTTAGCACAGGTATAAATTCTTCAAAAACAGCAACAACAAAAGTATTATAGGTAAATTTTTTGTCTGGACTTACAAACTTGTTTAGTGGATATACCTTTTCTACTTCAGGCAAAATCCCAATCTCTTCATTAAGCTCACGCAACAATGTTTCTATAGGGCGTTCTTTCTTTTCACCCTTTCCACCAAAAAATCCCCATGTTCTAGGATGGCTACTGGTTTCGCTTCGTTGTTGTAAGAGCACTCTGCCGGTGTCAACCGCTAAAAATACACAGCCACTTGCTTGTAACATTTTATAAATATAACCTCCAGTAACCAGCGTTATACACGCCCTCATAACTATTAAACCATTCTTCGCCGTTCCATTCAAATTGATCATCAGTAGTAGTGTTTAGCATATACTGAGTATCAGTTACATTGCTTGAATCAAAACTTACAATCCAGTTTGTGCCATTGTATTCAATAATGTCATTTGCTTTTGCATCTACTGCCCAATTAGAAGTTGTATCTTCTGTTAGCAAGTATCTCTGACCAAATGCCGCCGCTGGTAGTGTTCCGTCTCCAGGAATAAGTGATTGTGGATTAATAATTGCGGTTACTGGTGGAAGAGTATTTTGTGGCAATGTATCTGTATCAACATCAACAATAAGTGCTGACGGATCATTATCATCAAAATAAAGTCTTCCAATGATGTCGTTTGAAGTATCGCCTGGGTCTGTGCTTTTTCTCATTCTAATCTGGCTAATACCTTCGCGAAGTTGACCAAAAGGTTTAAGAACTTCATCCCATCGTAATATGTTTCCATCCGTGTCTATATTTCCTCCGCTTGAAGAAAGTATGTAAGCTCTATTATCTTGGAATCTTAATTTACGATCTTCTAGGGTTACAATAGTGTATTCAACTGTTGAACGATCAAAAGGTTCATCCAGCTTAAATGCATCTAAATTAGGTTCGTCTAAACTATACAGTTGATTTAAAACTGTATGAATAATTTTTTGTTGTTTAACTTTAGCTGGCGGATTTATAAATGTAGGCATTTGGAACGTAAGTGTAGCAACATCAATAATGTCATCAACACTGTTACCAATACTACGGCTACTCCAAATACTATTTGTCATTTCTACATACGCTAATGCACTCCAGTCCATTGGATTGCTTGATGTTCTAATATCCAATGTAGGATTAAACAGCACCATGATTTGTTCCAACAACTGTAATTTTTGGTCTGTATTTGATGTCCATATATCACAGTTCATAATTAGGTTATAAGGAACAGGCATGTGTCTTTCAATAGTATATGTGTTGCCTACTTCATTTAAATATGTTCCGTCTTCAGCTTGTTTCTTTTCCCATACTTGTACTTTTTCTACATGATCTTGATAGCTACGTCTTTCAGCAGCCATGCTAAAGTCAGTTACATAGCAGCTGATGAATGGAACAGTGTTTGTAATGTTTTCACTGTTTTCACGTTGTATGTGTGCAGCCATGCGGTTGATGTCACCATAGCGAACTGGCACTTCCAACATAATAGGTAGTTTGTTGTCATCTACACCCATCTGTACACTGAATCCGCTAAACAAGCG